GGATTTCTCTATCTTCTGGACGCGGCGAGAGAGGCCCGGCCCGTCAATCCGGCGATCAATTTCATCGGTGGCGAACCCCTGCTGCATTGGGACGCCCTGCGCTTCATCGTGGAGGGTGTGCGGGGATGCTGGCCGGACGCCCATTTCTCCTTCATCACCAACGGCACGCTGCTTGACGGAAACAGGGTGAGATACTGCCTTGACCACGGGGTGGAAATCATCCTGTCCCATGACGGGCCGGGGCAGGCCCTGCGCGGAAAGGATCCTCTTGCCCCGCACAGCGAATCCCATGCCGCGCTGCTTTTGTACAGCAGATCAAGCGAATCTCCGCTCACCGTGAATCCCGTCCTCACACGCGGCAATGACGATATCGGCGCCATTCATGACTATCTTTGCAACCGCCTGCACAGGAGAGTACGCATTTCCGAATGCTTCCCCGTGCGCGGCCTGCACGGCTGCGCGGATTCGCTCGCCATGACGGAGGAACAGATATTCGGAAGCTGGCTGCCCAAAACCGTCCACTGCCTGCGCACGAGGCCGCTTGAGGACTTCCCGGTGTTCCATGAACTGTTCAATGCGCTGCTGTACAACATCGTCACCGGAACGCCGACCTATCCCCGTGGCCGCTGCACAGCCTATGCGGACAAGCCCTTTGCCGTGAACATGGAGGGCGACTGCCTGCTCTGCCATGCCGAAAGCCCGGAGTATGTTTTCCCCCGCAGCCGCAACGGCCTTGATACCATGAAC